GAGATTATGCTTGACTTTGGCGAACAAAAGCTGATGGAGAGGATTGCTAGGGGTGATACCTTAGCGACTATGTTCTTGTTGAAGACTAGAGGCAAGAGAAGAGGGTATATCGAGAAGACTGAGGTTTCTCATGAAGGAGATGTGGTTAAACAGATTACAGTCAACGTTATTAAACCTAACCAAATTGGAGATGTTATGAAGCAAATAGACGGAGATGAGCATAAGAGCTTACCTGAAGGTGAAATAATCAACTTCGATACGCAAACTGAGCCTGGAATGGTAGTACCTGCTTACAAAGCTGGAGAAAGTGATGAAATCCCACTTTATAACCATGATTCTGGTGAATTACTAGACATAAACGAAGACGGAGAGTATGAAGAGTAAAGCAAAGCGGATGATGAACGCAGTGAAGAATGGCTACAATGCCTTTATTTCGCATTTTAAGGCGATTCTACGGCTTTTAACACTATTAGTAGTACTATGTGTTCACTTTGGAATTGAAAGGCTTAAATGGGGCTTAAAATAGCAAATAGAATACATACCCCCTACCTTCCTATAAAACCAAAAGTTTTCTAATGGCAAACACACATCCAATTTTTTAAAATTTTTCCTATGAACGTCACCACAAACGTAGTCTTCGAAGTCTTACAGAACTCCCAAAAGAGAATATCCATCATGCAAGGGGGCACTCGTTCGGGCAAAACGTACAATGTAATCACTTGGTTTATCGTTAAGCTGCTTCAAGAGAAAGGGAAGACGCTGACAATCTGTCGTAGCTCACTACCATCCATCAAAGGTTCGGTTATGCGTGACTTTGTAGAGATTCTGTCCAAATATGGGCTGTATAGCGAAGAAAAGCACAATAAGACCGATAACATCTACTTTTTGGGTAATAATGTGGTAGAGTTCGTTTCTACCGACCAACCGCAGAAGATTAGAGGTCGAAAGCGTAATTACCTGTTTATAAACGAGGCGAACGAAGTAAACTACGAATCTTGGATGCAGTTATCCCTAAGAACGACTGAGAAGATAGTAATCGACTATAACCCTTCTGATTACTACTCCTGGATTTACGACAAGGTAGTTCCTAGAGAAGATGCTGACTTTACGATTACCACTTACCTAGACAACCCTTTTTTAGAGAAGGGCATTATTGAGGAGATTGAGAGGCTTAAAGAGGCTGACCATGAATATTGGCGTGTTTATGGCTTAGGAGAGAGAGCAATATCCCAAGCGACCATATATACGCATTGGAAGCGTAGAAGGAACTTCCCTGATGGCGGAGATGTGTTCTATGGGCTTGACTTTGGTTTTAACAACCAGACAGCCCTTGTTAGGGTTAAGAACTTCGATGGGGAGTTATTTGTGGATCAGTTAATTTACGATACTAAGATGTCTACAGCTTTACTAATCGACAGAATGCGTTCTTTAGGGCTTGATAGGAACTCGGAGATATATGCTGACCCTGCTGAACCGAAAACCATAGCCGAGATTAACAAGGCAGGATTTAACTTAAAGAGTGCTGTTAAGGATGTTTATGCAGGAATCAACAAGGTTAAGTCATTTCCACTACACATCAAGTCAGAGTCCTTAGATTTGCTTGATGAGATTAAAAACTATAAGTGGAAGACGGATGCAGATGGCAATACACTTGACGAACCTGTGAAGTTCCGAGATCACTTAATGGACTCTATGAGGTATGCCATATACACAAAATATGCGAAAGCTAAAAGAGGATGGGTTGTATAGCATAAAAATTTGTTACTTTTGTAAAAATAATATATAGCGTGAATTTAACGGACATACTAAAGGCAGCTAACCCTTTTCAGAAGAAGGCAGCTCCAAAGGTGACTTTTAACAATCCTTTTACTGATTTCGGTGGATTGATTGGAGGAAGAACACTTTATCCAGAATTAGACCAAGAAAAATTTGTACTTGACTATAAAAACAATAGTGAGGTATATGCTATCATCAAACGTATCTCTAAGACTATCTCTACTGTTCCTTTCTATGTTTATCAGATAAGAAACAAGAAAGAGTTGGCAAGATACAAGTCTATGTTAGCTAACGCTACATCAACAGCAGATATTGCTAAGGCAGAGTTAGTTCGTGTAAAGGCGGTTGCTGAAATTGCTGAATCACCTCTAAACGACTTACTAGAAAAACCTAACGAATACCAGTCATTCTCTGAGTTCATCGAGAGTGCTGTAGGGTATAAACTAATTACTGGTAACACTTACATCTGGGCAAACAGACTAGAATCAGGTAAGGTTGCTGAACTTGTTACACTCCCATCTCAATACGTGGCTATCATTTCTGATGGTACAATAAATGGGGTTGAAGGTTATTCTTTTACGCTAGTTGGATGGGATCAATTAGATGCGAAAGACGTAATCCATCTAAAATACTTCAACCCTTACTTTGACACTAACGGTAATCAACTATACGGTTTATCACCTTTACAAGCTGCTTACAGAACTGTTCAGCGTTCTAACGATGCGAAGGATACATCTGTAGGTATGTTGCAGAATCAAGGACCTAAAGGTATCTTATCTGCTGACGAATCAAATGACTTCGGACCAGAAGCAGCAGGAAAGCTTAAAGAAGATTTCTACAATCAATACGGAACTAAGACACAAGCTGGTATCGTAAAGAATGCAGGAAGAATCTTGATTGCTGGTGCAAAGCTTAACTGGATTAACATGGGATTAAGCCCTGTGGATTTACAGTTATTAGAATCAGAGAAAATTACACTTAGAGAACTTTGTAATGTTTACGGAGTGAACTCTGCGTTGTTTAACGATCCTGATAACAAGACTTACAACAACATGAAGGAAGCTAAGAAGGAAATGTTGACTCAAGTAGTCCTTCCTGAGTTAGTAGCTCTTCGTGATGCGTTCAATAGATTCTTCTCAACAGAGATTGGTCAAGGTTACTATATCGATTTCGATTTGACAGTATTCCCAGAATTACAAGAGGACATGAAAGAGCTTAGTGCTATCCTTTCACAATCTTGGTGGATTACTCCAAACGAGAAGAGAGCAGCTATGCGTTATGACACTATGGAAGGAACTGAAATGGATGAGATATTTATCCCAGCAGGTTACTTGCCTATAGATGAGTTAACTATGTTGCAAGACCCTAGAGATGCTCAACAACAAAGTGACTATAATTTGCCACCTGTAAAAAGTGAAGGTTTTTTTTTGAGTAAGAACGAGCAAGTAGACGAAGTATTTACAAAGTACAAGGCTACCGTTAACATGAGCTACTCAGAATTAGAATCTTGGTCAAATACAGAGTGTTCTAAGAAAGCATCACTTGACAGAAGCCCTATCACTAGAAACCTAAGACTATTGTCTAAGAAGAAAGAAGATTGGACTACAGCAGATGCGGAAGATGCAAACAGAACTATAAGCTTTGTGAGCAGAATGAGAGGAGCTGAGCAAGGTGAACCAGCCGCAAAAGGTTGTCCATCTAAGAGAGATATATCATTAAAAAACTGGGCGTACGATCCGTCTAAATAATGCCTAAGATACTTTACCCATCACAGCAGTTTGCTTTGCAACAAAAGATTGCAAGGAAATCAATCAGAGAGTTTCAGCCTAAAATAAAAGAGGCGTTACAAGCTGACTTTGATAAAGCTGCCCAAATGGTTGAGGCATTAGGGGTACAACAAGCGGCTAATAATCGTGCAGGTTTTTTTACTGGCGATAAGATTAATAATATTTTACGAACTTTGTATGAATCGACAGGTGGTTATACCGCTATGCGATACCAACAGATGTTTGAAACAACTAAGAAAGCGGAAGAGATTGACCTTGACCCTTTAAATATTTTGGATGAGTGGTTGGTATTTATGTTATCCTATTGGACTGCTATTAGCGGACCTAAGATGTATGGCATAGAGAATACTACGGAGAACGAAATAGCTCGTATATTAGCGAGTGTTATAAAGTATGGTCAAGAGAATGGGTTGTCACAAAATGAGGTTAACTCACTAGCAATCCAGACTCTAAGAGAGGGTAAAATTAATAACGCAAGGAGTTTGCTTATAGCAAGGACTGAAAGCCATCAGGCATTAAGTGCAGGTGCTATGGGTGCGGTGAAAGCGGCAGGTGTTCCAGTATTAAAACAATGGATAGCTGCTGAATATCCAGCTAAGAGTGGTAAGCCAAGATTATGGCACAGGGATTTAGATAGACAAACGAATCCTGATAACAAAGGTGTAAGAATCCCTGTTAATCAACCATTCCTAGTGAACACTCCTGATTATGGTGTAATAGAGATGCAATATGCTCATGATGCAACAGGCGGAGCAGTAAACAACTGTAACTGTAGATGCTGCACAGTGTATATAGCTTAAATAAACAAATATGAGTAACTTTTATAACAAGAAAGCGGTAAGTGGTGCTCCAGTAGATATGGAGGACAATGGCAGGATTATCACTGTCTATTATTCTGCGTTTGGTAATGTCGACAGCGATGGCGATGTTATTGTACCAGGTGCATTCACTAAAACCCTAAAAGAAAACGGACCTAATGCCAAGAATAGAATCTGGCATTTATTTAACCACTCAACTGAGAAGCCAATCGCTAAGCCATTCGAAATGATGGAAGATGGATTTGGTTTAAAGGCTAGAGTAAAGATGCCTAATACTACATTAGGTAACGATACTTATGAGTTGTATAAAGAAGGTCATATCACAGAACATAGCATCGGCTTCCAGACTATCAAGTCACAAGCGAAGTCAGGCTATAACGAAATCAATGAAATAAAATTGTTTGAGGGTAGTTCAGTATTGTGGGGTGCAAACGCAAATACGCCTACAGTTGGAGTGAAGAGTCAAATTAAGTCTGTTCTTGTAGATGAGATGGGTAAAACTATCAAGTCTTTAAGAAATGGTCACTTTACTGACGAAACATTCGAGCTGTTAGAACTTAAACTTAAGCAATTGCAACAATATCTTGCCGAAATGGAAGACGAAGAATCAGTCGACTCTGAACAGCAACCGCAACCATCTGTAGAAGGCGAAACAGAAACGCCAGAAGCAGAAGCATTGACAGAAGAGGAAGACCCGATGGTTTCCGTAGAAATCGAGATAAACAAATATTTACAATCATTTAAAATTTTCAACTAATGGTAGAAGAAATCAAAAGTGCTTTCGAAGGCGTAAAGACCGAAGTTAACGGTGCTATCGATACACTAAAATCTGAAAACGCAGTAGCGGTAGAAGGATTAAAATCAGAATTAGAAGAATTAAAATCTCAAGTTGCTGTAGTTAAAGATGCTGCTGACAAATTAGAGGCAAAAAACAATCGTAAGACAATGAACGAAAATCAAGTAAAAGGGTTCAATGCAACTCTTGCTGAAGCAATCGAGAAGAATGCTGATAGCATCGCAAAATTAGGTCGTGGTGAGCAGAAGCGTTCTGGCTTTATCTTAGACACTAAGGCAGTAGGTAACATGACTGAAGCAGTTAACTTAACTGGCGACATTCAAAGACAATATGCTCCTCAAGTATATGCTCTTCCTTCTCGTAAGGTGCATTTGAGAAGCTTATTACCAGTAGGTACAATCACTACAGGTTTATTCACTTTCCCTAAGGAAACAGGTGGTGAAGGTAGTGCAGCTCCACAAGTACAAGGTTCTGCTAAATCTCAAATCGATTTCGATATCACTATGACTGATGCTCCTGCACAGTACATTGCTGGTTTCGTAAGAATCTCTCGTCAAATGTTAGATGACGTTCCTGCAATGACTTCTTTCTTACAAGCTCGTTTGTTAGAGAAGTATTTGTTAGCTGAAGATGCTCAATTATTGAATGGTGATGGTACTGCTCCTAACTTAACTGGTTTGACTACTGTAGCTTCTGCTTTCAGTGGTGCTGCTACTGTTGACGTAGAGCAATTAGTACAAGCTATTGCACAAGTTGAAGCAACTAACTACAGTGCAAATGGTATCTTAATCAACCCAACTGATTGGGCTGCTATCGTTAACACTAAGAACACTAACGCTGCTTACAGCTTACCTGCTTCTACAGTTGTTACAACTGATGGTAACTTATCAATCGCTGGTGTACCTGTGTTCAAGTCTACAGCTATCGCTGCTGACAAGTTCTTAGTAGGTGACTGGTCAATGGGTGCTCAAATCATGCAGAATCAAGGTATCTCTGTTCAGTTCTCTGAAATGGATAGCGACAACTTCCAAAAGAACTTGATCACTGTAAGAGTTGAAGCTCGTATCGCATTCCCTATCTACTATAACGACGCATTCGTTTATGGTGACTTCGGAAATGTTGCTTAAGCTTAGATTAATCTAAAAATACAAGGGGGCAGCCGCAAACTGCCTCCTTTTTTATGTCCGCTATATTTTAGTTATTTTTGTACAAATAATGGCATAATGCAAATAGTAAGAGATATAACGACCACAGTAGCACCTACAGCAGAAGTGGTGACTTTAGCTGAGGCTAAGAACTACCTTAGAGTAGATTATAGCGAAGATGATGATTTAATTGAAGCTTTAATCAATACAGCTCAGACTAGACTTGAGCAATATGCAGGGGTTGCTATGACTCCTAGAACACTTAAAGTTGTAGCTTACGTAGATGAGTTTATAGAGCTACCTTATGTACCAACTAACACAATTAGTTTAGTAGAATACTGGGATAGCACAGCTTGGGTAGAGATAGAAGCTGGTGGATACCAGGTACTTGGTGATACTACCAAAAAGGTGTACTTAACTAGCATTTATAATAATGAGTTTAGGTTTACTTATACCTGTGGTTATAGTACTACTCCTCAGACAATGAAGACTGCCCTTTTAAAGATGGTTTCAGACCTATACGAGTACAGAGAATCTTCAGTTGAGGCATCCAAGCCATCGGCTAATTTGATGACCGCATACGAGCTTATGAAGCCATTTAAACGCATAAACATAATTCTCTAATGATAGGCAAATTACATAATAGGATTACTTTCAAGAGTAAGACAGGTGTATCTGACGGTGCAGGTGGTTATGTAAACACTTTATCCGACTATTATACCTGTTGGGCTCAGATTGCTAGAGATAGCGAAAATAAGACTAACCTAGTAGAAAAAGATTCTATAAACGCAGATATTACCTTTAGAATCAGATATACTACATCAAAAACATTTGATAATAAGCTAGTTATATCATTTCAAAATAAGTTATATTTAATAAACTCAGTCATAAACGAAGGTGATCGTAATAAGTATTTTATGATTGGATGTTCAACAATGAAATAATGGCTGCATTTTCAATGGGTATTACTGGTCTTGACTCTTTAAGGGTTAAGTTTAAAAACGTAAATGAAAGGCTTGAAAAGCATGTGGCTGAGTCTATAAATCAAACTGTGCTTAATATACAGCAAGATGCTAAGGCTCAAGTTAATGTTAAAACTGGGGCTTTACAAAGAAGTATAACGCATAGAAAAGTAGATAAAACAGGTACAGCTTACGTTAGTGCTGGTAATAAGAATGTCAAATATGCTCCTTATGTAGAATTTGGTACTAGATTTAATATAAATCTTCCTACACTGATTAATATTAGTCCAAGTGAGCAAAGTAAGTTTGCTAGGCAATATATGGTACAAAGCCCTAAAAAGTTCACTAACCAGGCAACTAGACCATTCTTGATGACCTCTTTTGACAAGAGATATAGTCAACTTTTATATAAAATAGCAGAATTTAAGATATAAATATATTTCGCTAAATTTGTACAAAATCAATACCATGACTATTACATTAAACGAAGAGCAGGTGAAACAATTAGACGCATTCATTCAAGAATTGCCAACTAAGTATGGTTTACCTTTAACTCAGTTCTTATCAAAACTTGCTCAAGAGCAAAATCCTGAGGAAGCAAAAGCAGAAACAGAAGCTTAATGAAAGATTGCGGATATGCTATAAGGAAGGCTTATGTAGATAAGTTAGCTTCAGAGAGTTTTTCTTTGGGCGTTTACGATACTATTGCACCTGACGAAGTAGAACCTCCGTTTTTAATCATTAGTAGCCAAACATCAATAGAGAACAGTGACAAGCAGAGTTATAACTTTGACGTTACTATTCAGTTTGATATTGTCTATAGGACATTTAAGTCAGGTGAAGTAGGGCAGAAATCGGTAGACCAGTGGGCTAACGAATTGTTAGAGATCATAGGCGTTAATGTACCAGATTACCCAAGTGCTTCTCCTGACTTTAA